AGTAATTTTACTATATAATATACAATTTTTTTCGATATAAGTAAAAGTTGGAATAATAACTGAAAATTATTCCAACCACTGGTAAGCTATTAGTTATAAAAATCACCTCTATAATATAATACAATAAAAATAAATAATTTTATAATTTTTCAGCGTATTGGTTATCACTTGCAAGCTCAACTTTTAGAATTGGGTCAATATGCGGTCTTTGATCTGGAATATACCTACCAAACTTTATAATTATATTTTTAAATTCTTTCAGTAGTTTAATTTTATCTAAGATTTCTTCTTTATTATATCCAGTATAAATGACAATATCATCATCACAAAAGCGTTTTGTACGCAATTCTTTAATTAAATCTAATACATCATCAAAACTATCAAATGGCTCTAAGCCGCCTAAAACTATAGCATGAGTAATTGGATTATTAATGTAGCTATCAATAATTTTGTTAACTGGTATTTCAATATCTGGTTGTTTAACTAGCGAGCTATTTTGACACAGCTTTCTACCACACTCTCTATCACATTTGAATGTGCAATATGGAAATATAATAAACATACTAGCTTTATAATAATTTGTAAAGTCTTCTGCAACAATATCTTTTAGTAACATATTTACATAACCTCTGGTCGCTTAAGGACATCATACCATTTACGAACATTAAATTCTTTTTTACGAATACGTTGGTAACTAGAAACTGGAGTATAAAAACCAACAACTCTTGCGTACTGATCAGCTATAGGTTCTTCACATTGTGGGCAAGTCTTACTCCCAACAAATGCGTGTCTATGCTTGCAAACATTAATTTTAGTTGTAAAAGCTGAATAAATAACACCTTCCTTTGCAATATAATTTAACATGTCCCATGCTTGCTCTTCATTGGCAAATTTACTTTCAATATTAATATGAGCAATTGCACCACCAGAGCATTTAGCATCAAGAATAGCGCTTACACGGCATTTTTCTTGAATTGTACATTTTTCCATCAGCGGAAGCCATTGATTACTATAGATGAAATATTTGTTTTGTTCATAAATTAAGTTGTCAGCGGCACAAATAACTCCTGCGCAATTCTCTCCTGGTATTTGTTCAATATTAAACGTAAAATCACATTCAAAATTATCTTTAACATCATTTAACACTTCAAATATTTTAGATGCAAATTCAATACCTTCGTCTTTATAATATTTATTACCAAATTCATCAGTGCTGATGAGGCCATATAGCTCCATAACTTCATACATACCAAGAATACCAATAGTGCAATATTGTTTATCTAATTCAACAGCACCTTCACGATAATTTGGAAGTAAACCTTTTTCAATATTACGTTTGATAATATGACGCATAGAAGCTAGAGCTTTACAGTTTAACAATGTTCTTTCACGTAAAATAGATAAATAACTTTCTTTAGCTTTCTCTGTTGTAGGATCAATGTTTTTCTTATTGCTCGCATAACCTAATGCTTCATATGCAATTCTAACTAAATTTATAGTTGAAACACGAACTGAACCAATCGATAAAGCTGTGCCACCAATACTATTCACGAAACCTTCAAGCTTATTAGTGTCACTTAATAATCGACAACAATTACTGAGAACGCCAACATTATCACTAATAAAGAAGTTGCTATCAGACCACTTCATATTATGCTTACTCGCCCATTTTGCAAAATTTTCATCTTGAAACTTACCATCACGATAAAGAAGTGAGAAGGTTAACACAGGAAACGTAAACATCTGCTCTTCACGAATGTCACTAACGACTTCCATAAATACTTTTTGAAAATCAATTAATTCTTCAATATAATCAATTGCGCAAGTACCATCTGGAAAAACAACTCCTCCAAATAATGACTCTAGATATTTTCTATCAAAAATGGATATATTTGTGAACGCACATTGGTCAATTCTTAAAAACGGTTGATTCAATCTATATATAAATTTTTGAAAATTTTGTTTTAAGTACGTGTCAGGATCTTTTGTGTAATAATTATTTTCGATATCTTTTTTCCAAAAATAATATGCCCATATAAGAACATTAGGCATGCCTACAGCTCCAGATTGGCGGTTACTTAAAAAGGATACAAACTCAATGACATCATCAAAATATGTTGTTAAATGCTTTGGAGGTTTATTGTTGTAACCATTTAAGAAAAACAATCCTTCAGTTGCTAGTTTGGTAAAATCATTAGCCCAGCAGTAAGGATAATAGCTCGCAGATGCAGCATCATTAAGATACAACCCCTTACTAAATTCTTGTCTTAACCATTGTTTAGCAGTTTTTAGTCCCCACATCTTCTTTATTGTTAAAAATATTTTATTTAGACCAAATAGTTTATCTTCTGATTTTGCTTTTTCAGTCATAAACGAGCGAATATCTTTATGATTAGCGTTAGCATTAGGGTCAATTGTTACATCTGCCATTGTATCTTTTGATACAAAGTTGTTTAAAAACTCTGAGAAGTCTAATTGACTTGAATGTACACCGTTAATATATTCAAAGTCTTCCCCAAATTCTTTTTTTAAATCTTCTAATGTGCTTTCAAAGTCTTTTGTTAGTTTTAATGATATTAACATAATTTATTGATCCTTTACCCAATTTATAGCTTCTATAAAATTATATAATTCTTTATCTACTTCAAGTACTGGTAGAGAAGTAATCCCTAATTTTTTCATATCTTCAATATTTGTGTTTTCTACATAATCAATCTTTTTCTCTTTCAGCTTTGTTGCAAGCACTTTACAGCGCGGGCAATGTGTTGTGTACATTATTACAGTTTGCATTTTTTTCTCCTTTTTCTCATTCCACTCATAAAAATATAAGGTGAAACTATCAATAAATACTTTATTTAATTTCATCTTACATTTTAATGTTAGTTTATATACTTTGCATATAATTTAGCAAGCGGAAACGCCTTTATAAATCCTCGATGTATTTTCGCAACGTTGATATTGTTGATTCATCTGCAACATCATCTACTATAAAATCACTAAAAGCCTTCTTGGTTTCTACTATTTGATCAACAAGTTCATCAATTGTATCTTGACATATCAACCTATAAATAAATACTGGTTTTGTACTACCAAATCTATGAATTCTATCTTCGGCTTGTGTTTGTAGAGCTTCTGTCCAAGGTGTGTCGATAAAAATAGCATAGTTTGCAGCATTAAAAGTTAACCCAGTACCAATCTTTTGAATAGTACCTATAAATACTTTATAATTAGGATCATTTTGAAATAAATCATTATTTTTTGATACCTCATCATCTGAAATATCACCAGTACCAATCAATGGTGAATACGCAGCTAATAATCTTTGAAGCTCATACACAGGTTCTTTAAATGTTGACAGTATCAACACCTTGTCTCCATTGCCTACTATTTCTTCAACAAGTTCAACAGCCCGTTCTAATTTTGTGGACAAGATATTTGCTGTTGTTAATGCTGATGGACAACTTGTTGCTTGTCTTAATCTTGTAGTTAATGATAAAACGTTATTTGTTTTTAACTCAACTTTATCACATTCAGATTTAATACCTGCTTTAACATCTTCATAAAACGTTTTATGTTTAGTATCCATCTCTAAAACTTCTTTAATAACTGTTTTAGGTGGTAAATCTGCAAATTCATCTTTTGTTCTTCTTAATGAGCAAGATTGTAAAACTTCTTTTAATAAGTCTAAATTTTTATAACCTACTATTTGATGACCACCAAAACCACCAAACACACAATAGGTACTTTTGAAATTAGTTAAGTTTGATTTTTCAGCGCCTATCCATTTTAAAGGAACATAAGCATCAAGAGGATTATTTAAAATTAAAGTACCACTTAAACCAAATGTATAATCAGCGGTTATTTTTAGCAAATTATGCCCTTGAGCGCTATTTTTATTTTTGCAATTGTGAACTAATATATTATTCGCAAAATAATTATCATTATCTGCTACACCGATATTATATACGTTTTCTTTAGCATTTAATTTAGTTTTCTTTATTAATTTTCCGATCATATTTAGTTACCCTTTCCCACAAATCAATATCAACATTTTCTGGAAAAAACATTTTATTTTCACCTGTTATTTTATTTTTAAATTTTCTTTTACCGCAAGGTTTTTCTTTAGGCACAACTAAAATCCAATCTTTAGGTTCTTGACCTGGTATAAACATTTTATGTTTACCTGTATAGATATTTTCATATCGTTTTTTACCTCTTTGGCCATCTCCATTATGTTTATTTCTTAGCGTTAACATTTCTGGTGATGCATTTTTATAATAATCTTTTAGTTTTTGAATAGCATATAATGAGTGTTTTTTCCCTTTACGGCTTTCTGATAGATTTTTAGAAATAGTTAGCTTTTCTTCTTTTGTCCTATTAGCAATAGTATCTTTAAATTTTAGAATGCGTTTTTCAGCAGCTCTCTTTCTTGTTTCTTCTGATTGATTATGTTTTCCTCTTAAAACAGCATTGGAACGTCTTTCATGTAAATCTTTTTCTCTAGCTGTTATTATTGCTTTTCTTTCAGCTTCATTATATCCATTAGGATGGCTATCATCTAATTTCACCCAAAAATTACCATTTGCTTTACCATTATATTTTATCGCATAACATATAGTCCCACCATATGCTTGTTTAGCTGCAAGCATACCTTTAAAAATCTCGCCTGTAGTTAAATTTTGATATTTTTTCCTGTGTTTTTGAATTCGTTTTTCAATAAATTCTTTGTTTTGTGATATTCCTTTGGTTCTTAAACTTGCTAATTTCTTCATATTATCTGAATGTCGATGACCTTTGAATAATGGACCTCCTAAACCTCCTGGACTTATATTATAACCAATATTTGTATTACAAGAATCAAATTTTTTTATATATTCAATCTCTTGAAGTTCTAAATTAATATCATCAGCAAATTCAGCAATTAGTTCTATTTTAAAATTATTAACTCCATACTTTAACATAGCAGCGTATAATTTACTTTTATAACCAAAAGATTTATTTTCTAATATACATTGTTTATAACGTTTAGTTTCATATAAATGCTCATTGAATCTCTTCTCTAAACTTTTTACTGTTTTACCGATATAAATTTTGTTATTTACGGTATTAATAATCTTATAAATTTTTTTCATAATTAACTCCCTGTTAACACACAGTGCTTTTACATTTAATTTAGCAGTTAATTATCGATTAAAATTTCATCGTTTTCTAGTAAATTCTCGGCTTTAACATAACCTCGATTTATGGTATAAATTAAGTGATCTGGTGTGCATTTAATAATGCGCGTTTTGTTATTTTCATCTAGAATTTCTAATTGATACACTGATTCTTTTTTACTGGACTTATAATATGAATCTATGGCTTTATATTCTTTGAGATTATTTTCAACATTATATGATTTAATTTTACAATTTAATTTGTTTTCCACAATATTTTTTATTGTTAAATCTCCAATATCAGTAGTTATTAGAGTATCAGCAGTAAAACATTTATGTACTTCATCAACAACAATCATATCAAATTTATTAGGACCTGTTTTTAATGCTCTAACGATATCATCTGATCTTATTGTCTCTATATTCATAATAACATAGAAATCTTTTATTGGAGACATTAACTCGTTAACTCGTTCATTAATAGTTGCGTAAGATACTTTACCTTTAGAACTAATTTTTTCGCCGAGTATCCTGCTAGACAAGTTAGAAAATTTGTTGATTTCCTTTTTCCAGTTTGCTTTTAATGCGTTAACACCACAAATAATCAAACAATGTTCCAAACCCTTTTGTGCTCGTAATTCCTCTGCTAAATAAATCATTTGTGTTGTTTTACCAGCTCCAGGAGAATCAAGCAATAATCCTTTTTTAACATTTAATCCCCACTCAACACCTTCTAACTGATGCTTGAATGGAGGCACTTTATATTTTAGTGTTGGATAATAATGTTTTTTATCTTTGTCTTCATTATATAATTGTAACTCAATATCATCTAAATAGGTTAATTCATCAAGTAAATATGATAATGATGTTATAGGTAATTCCCAAATATGCGTTTTTTTATCATAAATATATTTATCTGTTGCTTTAATAATCTCAATTACTTGTAAATTAAAATCAAAGGATATAAACAATGACGTTATACCAGATAACTTTAAACATTTATCTTCCTTTATTTTAATCATTTATTTTAATATCCTTTACTTCTAGTTGGTTTCAAAATCATCTTCATCAAAAATATCATCAGGTGCTGCTGTGGTTCTAAATGTGATTGATGCATCAACAGTGAACCGTTTTCCACATTTATCGCACAGATAATTCTCAATTGTATCCATATCGCTTCCACTAAAACCTAAAATACTCCCTTCTTCATCTTTAATAATATTGAACGGCTTTCCTAGAAAACTGTTTGGAAAATATATCTCTGCGGGTAAATATTCTGTATTGCAATATGGGCATCTAATTGTTGTCTTTTTAGCCATAATTTATTTGTTCTCCTTTTACCATAGTTGGGCTATGTCAATATTTCTATTATTTTGTCTATTTAATTTTCTTAATTTTCTAGAATCGAATTTTTTAGTAGGTTTAAGCTCTTTTTCATGAAGCCAAATAGCATAAGCATCATTGAATAAATAAGAATATAAATCAATGTTAAATGCTTGTAAAAAGAAGTCTAAACTACCTGCTTGCATTACATTATTTTTAATTTCTAATGGAAAGAATCTTATATCAGTATCACCAAAATACTTAAACGCTTTTTTATTTTTCTTATAATTTGGTTTTAGTAAAATACCTTCGTATGCAACACTTTTATCTTCAATACATGAACCTATAAAATCTATAATTTTAGCAACAGTCTCATCTAATAAAAAGCTTCTTAACACATCTTTATCACTATAATTACCAACTAATCTAGGAATATATGAATAATTGATTAAATAAGATAGTAAATATGTTAATTTTTTTTCAAAGCCAATTATTAATTCTTCTTTATTAAAATCTTTAAGTCTAATATGAATTTTATTATCAAAACAGATGTATTTATCTATTTCGATATTAAGATCTTTAAAGTCATTTGTAAATATAATACTATAATTTATCATCAGAATTCCTCATCACTTAACTCAGTTGTTTTCTTTTGTGTTGTAACACGAACTGAATTATTAATAGGAACATTTGCTTTAAGCGGTTTATTATCACGCTCATATAGATTAATTGCCCATTGACAGTCTACATAACCATGAATGGTTGCAATATTAATTATATCTAATGCTTTCTGTAAATCTCCTTCGCAATACTCATCTAACCTGTTTTTAAACGCTATTACCTGTTGTTTAGACATAAAGCGCTTTGGATCTGCCATAACTGAATCAATCCATTCTTGCAACTTTTGCAACACGGCAACTGTTTTACATTCAATAGCTTGTTTTAATGCAATAATAATCATATTTCTTTGTGCCATTTTTACATTTTTAGGATTATTAACCTTTACTTTTGAGGAGACCGAATCTAATAACTTAATATCTTCACTGGAAAGAATGGATGCGTAAACCTCAACATCGAACCGAATAATATCTGGATCTTCTTCATCAGGAATAATGATGTTTACTTTACGAAGATTAATATCACATTTCAATTGGTCTTCAATCTCCAATGAGGTTTGTTTTTTAATATATTCGCGATCAATTTTAAAGTATGTTCCATTATATAACTTATTTTTAACCACAGCTTTTTTGTAAATATTCAACAGCTCAGAGCAATATACCGCAGTATTTAATCCGAAAATACGAATTGCTTCCATATTGACCATTAAATAATTTGCTGAGTTTAATAAATCAATAAGCATAATAATTTCTCCCTTTATTTAGTATCGGCTTGTTTTTGTGTTTCTTTTTTAACCTTTGGTTTTTGAAGTTTCTTTTGAATCATTTTATGGTATTGCGATTTTGTTCCATATAGCTTTTCCATAAAAGCAAGAGCGACGCCGATGTTTAAATCAAAATGATCACCTTCAAGCAAGTGTTTAATGACCTTAGTACCATCTTGAAAAATAACAATAACCTTTTCCTTACCTTTTACGTCAGAATAGGCAATGCTTCTAATTTGTAGTGCTTTAGGTAAGCAGTCGCAAAGTTTTTGAACTTCACCCTCATTTAAATATTTAATAACACCATTAACACTTACTACGTTGCGGGAGATTAATTTTCCATTTTTATCAACGCTTAAAACTGTTCCTGTAATAATGTCTGGAGTTGTATGATCTGTGTTTTTAGTATTTGTCATTTCATTTTATTTCCTTTCTTTTCTTACGCTGTTTTTGTAACAACTTCAGGTAACACATTTTTAATTGCACCTCTCACAACAACGCAAGCTTTATGGTCACCAAAGTTTAATGTAATATATTGCTCATTAGAGCTGTCTAGTACCTTTTTAAATTCAAGTAAATCTAAAGTCATTGAGTAGTTACCCGTAAGATTAGTTCCATTTTGATAATTTAATACTTCTGTATTTTCTTTTTTAGTGTCATAAATAGTTACCTTATCAGCACCAAAGTCGAATAGGCTGTATGGTTTTAGATTTTCTTTACTTCCATAACCAGCACTAAATAATAG